GGTCAGCGTTGGTTTCAAACTCGGTTTCTAGGTTTGCTTGGGTCTTCATCAACACTTCTTTGGCGACCTCACGGTTCTGTACCATCCAGCGGATTAACTCTAGTCCAACTACACCAAAGTTATCCTTAAGTAGCCCCAGCGTTCTGCCTTCTTCAGCCGTCCACTTTAGCTTCTTGTTCATCTGTAACTCAAGAATACGGAACATCTCGCCCTGTGACGCATGCTTACGTGCGCCCGATAAGTAGTCCATAACGTGCGTATTTGACGATAAAAGCACCAGCAGTTTCCATGTAGAGGTATTGATGCGCTCCTCGTTGGAGCCCTGCTTCATGCGGTCTTTGCCCTTACCTTGTGTTAAGTCAAGTAAGAACTCAGGCAACCACTCGAAGTCTTCACGGCTCTTGCTGGTGGTCTCGTCAATAATAAATGGCAAGCTGTTGAGCAAACCCTGACGCTGTTGCGATGCAACAATAGATGTACTCTGTGTCACACGGTAGCGCTCAGGATGCCCGAAGAAACTAGCCGCTAGTTCAAGGGTCAAAGACTTACCTGTTCCCGAATCGGACGAACCAAGGTGGTATACACAGCCGTTGAACTTGGTGAAGTTCATTAGCAAGCTAGCTGGGCCAACTAAAGACATTGCCAGCACCGACCACTCTTCCTTGGCAATCAGCATGTTAAATACCTTGCGCCAGCTTTCTATCGTGCCGGTGGGTACTGTGGACTGGTTGATGTTATCCAAGGCGGGTGTCGGTACATATACTTCGCTTCCGTTGTAAGACATAATCCGACTGTTGTATACGAACGTGTTGTCAGCCTGCCAGCCGCAGTTGTTTGGTATCTTGACAGCCCGTTTGTTGGCGCTAATAAACTCTACGCACCCACGGATGTAGTCAAACAAGTTCTTGTCGTTACCTGAACCATAGGCGGCAATCACGTTCTGATTGGCTAGCGCCTTGACTGTCTCGTCCTTACTTACGATGGACTTCTGTGGAATCAGGATGTCGACTGCGCCCTCGGGTCTAAAGGCAAGTAGGTGCACCAAGTGGTCGCCGTTGCTGTTTAGGATGTCCACCGCAAACAAGTCGTATGGCAACAGCATGACCTGCTTACGTGACTTACCGCCCTGCTCATCTTCCACCATTCTGTCCATGAACACACCACCATTGCTGCCAAACGCAAAGCCCTTGGGTGGGGTTGGACGGGTGATGGTCTGCGGCGCCAGTACGGCTTCTTCTTCCTGCACGCGCTCGACTACTACCTCTTTCTGTTCTACATCAACCTTGATCTCCCGCCCTAGCGCCAGTGGATTGGTGAACTTGTTGTAGTGTGGGCACGTTTCGCATACACCTGGATTAGCCTCATCGAACTTGAGACAGCCGTAAGGCCCCTTGATGGCATGCCACTTCTCGTTGTGCCGCCCTGTGTCGTATGGGTGCATGGCAGAAATCGCCAAGCCTTCTTCTTCCCCGTCATCGCAGTATTTAGCTATGCTGAGGATGCCACGCCATAAGGGTTCCATGCCGTCTTCTGTGGCATGCTCTTTGTAGTAATTGATCTGCGCACACGTCTTGATGTTCTTAAAGAAAGTAGCGCTATTCTCAATCAGCTTGACGCTGTTGGCGTTAGGCGCAAGTTTGGGACGTTGACCGGGCAGTTGGAGTGGGGGTAGGCTTTCGTATGACTGCTCACCAACGGCTTCCCGTAGGTGATTTGATAGAGCATTCAAGTTAAAGATGGTGCCCTTGACCTTAATACTTACCTTGCGTGGCTTGGCTTCTTTGTAGTTGTGTGTATCCGGCACACGCAGAATACGGGCGCTATCACCAGTAACCGAAGCGTCGATGTTAAAGCCGTGCTTCTTAGCCAACCGCTTAAGGTTCTCTGCAACAGGTTTCCATACAGCAATATCTACTTCTTCCTCAAACGGAAAGTAAACGTGCAAGCCACCACCACTAGAAATAATGAACGGCGTACCTAAAGTATTTAAATCTGTGTCGCCCAAGAACAAATCCAAAGCAGTAGCCGCTTGCGCTTTGTTTTCGTAGTTCTTACCTTTACCGCAGTCGATGTCCAAGAACAAAGACCGCATTTTTAAAGCGCTGTCGGCGGTGCGCTTCTTCTTATCATCAAACGAAGCCAAGGCAAAGAAAGTGTTGTAGCCCTTCCCATCAAACGCCATGGCGGCGTTGTACAACTCGTCAATCGTGTTAACGAATATGTGCTCTCTTTTTGCTGTGCTAATCTCGGCAGTGCAGTAAACACCCGAAGACGGTAGCACAGTCGCTAGGAATTCCTGCGACGTCATGTGAAACCTCTCGAGTTAAGTTATTTTTAGGGCAAAACGAGCAAGTATTTCTAGCTGAAACTCTTTAGGCAAACCGTCGCCGTGAGCAAAATCTTCAGAAAATCGCAACAGTTCGTAGTCAGTAAGCGCTTTTGGGTTTGACGTGGTTTCTACTGGTTCTTTATACATTCTCTTAGCGCCTCTTCTGCTGTTTTACTGTTTTGTAATATATTCAACAAAGACTGTACACGTGTTCGATATGACTGCGTTACTTCTGTGCCGCTGAACCAGTTGTATACCGTTTGCCTTGTTGCGCCTGTAAATTTTGCTACTTCAATCACGGGGAAGTCTAAATGAATAGCCCATCTTCCCAACTGGTTGCCCAGCGTTTTTGGTGCGTTCTTCGTTGTTTGTTTTATTTCTTCTGAATAAGCCATGATGTTCTCGTTAGTGGGGGCCGAAGCCCCCTATCTTAAAAGCAAGTTGTGTTGCAGTTACCCCACTGGTCACAACACGTTGTGCAGATAACCATACGACCACCTTGAGTGACTGTTTGGGTTGTGCAACGTGCGTAAACAGAAAGAGCAGTCAACGATAAAACAACTCCAACAATAAACTTATTCATCATCCCACTCCTCAACAGTAGAAGCTAAGCTACTGGCCTTCTTGGCTGGCACTGCGCTTGCCTTTGCGGCTGGCTTACGCTTCTCAGGCTCGTCCACTTCAGCTTCTTCGGCTTTCGGTTCTGCCTTGAGGCTTGGCTTCTTACCTTCAAGTTGTGGTGCTTTCTCTGCTGGCTTGGCGACTGACATCGTTACCGCCATTTTGGCTTCCACGGACTCGCCTTTCTTAACGGCTACTTCATACTCATCGTCTTCTAACCAACGTACTGGTTGAAAAAACAACTTGGGTACTGCGGCTTTTGTATCAAAACGGAGACGTGTTACGAGTGTCTCAGGGTTAATGTTTTGTGCGGCAAGGTAACGAGCGTAGGCTTGTAGTGGGCGTTTGTCGCCTTCTTCCTTACCAAAGATGGATGTAGCCGCTAGGGTCAACTGCATTACGTCACCCTGTACATCGTTAGCTAAGACTACCGCAAGGCGTTGTGAGAAACGGCAAGCCTTGGATTCGCCTTGACCTGAGCCTTTGACGTTCATCGGGCATGATGCGCAGTCGCTTGCTTGTGGCTCTTCGATGGATGCGTCGGGCTTGTCGCCGTCTGCTGACCAGCAATCAGGTCCCTTGGTCTCGCCTTCAACGTATTGACCAGCGTAGAACGTACGGCTAATCTTCGGTGCGGCATTGACAATAACAACATCAAGGTGGCGATCGTCGATCGAGGTAATTTCTTTACCGTCAGCCATCAAGCGGAATACACCGCCTTTGATGGAGATGCGCTTGGTACTGCCGCCACCTGTACCGCCGGTAAGGCTCTTGGTTAATGCAGATAATTCGCCCTTGCGTGCAAACGCTGGGGTTTGATTCGGGTTAAAGCTGGCTAGATCGCCCATAATACTGCTCCTCATTTGGTTGGTTTACGTACTGTTACTGCATACTCCGACATCGAGTTGAGCCCGGCTGGCACTACACCCGGGTTCTCTTCTAAAAACATAGACATATTCTTCTGCGCTATGCGCTTCTCAAACAGGTCTAGTGCATCGTGTTCTACAACAAAGTTCTTGAATGAATCCCAGTCGTCTGTGTAGTAACGAGTTTTCTGTGACAAGATGATAGTGCCTTCTTCTGTCCGCACCGAGTTCATCCCCAGCGCCAAC